TCCACCTGCAAAATAAGTGGGTGCTTAAGTTACAGGATCCTGGATTCGGGACCAGACGGTACTCAGACGACGCTTACACTTCAGGAGGCATAACAAAAGGAGTACAACGATATGTCAACTCAACCCTTAATGAAGCATGAAGTAGTTCTTCCGGTCATCGTTGACGGCTATCACTGGGCCTGTAATCAGGACCGTATGTGGAACCTGAACGAGCTACATAGGACGCTTGGGCTTCCACCTGCTAAGGAGCCGGGTCAGTGGCGTAGCTCTCTAAAAGACAAGCTCGTTAAAGATGCAAATTTGCATGTTTTAGCAGGACGCTCCGGTGGCACACTGGCAACTGAGGAAGCGGCTATTGCCTATGCGATGTGGGTCTCTGACGATTTCTACCTAAAGGTCATCCGTGCTTTCATCGCTTTACGTAACGACAAAGTGTCAGAAGCTAAGGCGCTGGCGCAGGACTCCAAGGAACTTAAGGGTCTCAAGCCTATAGCCCGTAACTGGCTGGAAAAGCTGGATAACCCGAAGCAGGGCCACACCCTGACAGAGTGTCTTAAGAATCTCGACTTCAGGCTAGGTACAAAGCTGGTATCAGCCAAGGCTCTTAATGCCGTATTGAAGTCAGGGCGTATAGCTAATCCCTTCTATAGTCGCAAGCTGGACGGTCGAGGACAGCCTGTATTTGACATCTCGTCAGGTGGCTGGATGACCAGCTTCAATCCGAAGGGTCTGGAGAACGGCTATTACCGTCTTCAGGATAACCACTACAACGGTCAGGAGGGGCTTAAGGTCCTCACCAAGGGTTACGAGTGGCTTAAGTCCAACAAGGTCGAGCTGGTTCGTCTGTGCGCTAAGGGAGGACTCTAAGATGATCGACCCGCGCACACCTGAGGGTCGCATGACTCTCCGTTACCGTGGCTACCGGACTGAAGTCATCCTGAAGGAGCTTGGTCTAGACCCGGAAGATGAGACCCGCCAGCACCAATCACGAGATGAGCTAATAGCCCAACTGGTCGCTATGAAACTGTCTGCCTAATTTTAAAACCTTTTGAGATGACCGATGCGGGGAGACCCGTAGGCGCTACTGCGTCTGCGATACCGATAGTCTCAACTCTCAAGAGGAGTAATTACTATGTCTAGCAAAGCTAGTGCGTTATTCAACAACAATGACTGGAAACTCCATGTCACCGACATCAATCTCTACGAAAACACTGTGAGTCTGGACGGTCAGTCCTACCCACTGTCCTTCGCTATTAAGACCCTGATTCCGGGCTACCTGTCAGGACTGCCTGCCACCAGCCGCGAGTCCATGGAATTACTGGAAGCTCTGGCTGAAGCTGGCGTGACCATTGGAAACTTCTTCAGCAATGACCTGATGACCGCCTACCAACGTCGCCAGCAGAACAAGCGAGCCGAGGCTGAGCGTATCGCTAAAGAGCAGCGCATTCAGGCTGAGCGTATGCGTGAAGAGAACATGACCGATGCAGAGTGGCAGAAAGAGCTACAGCGCCGCAAACAGGTCAAAGCTGAGCGCCGGACCTATGGTGAGAACCTCCGCAGTGCTACCCATTCCGCTGGTCGCTCCCGTGCCGCTATTGTCGCTGACATTGAGTCAGGCGGTAACTGGATGGACAGCCTCTAAGACAGACACACAAGTGGTCCTGACCTGATGTCGGGACCCACAGTATCTAAAACTAATTTAGGAGATTGATTATTATGACCATGATTAAAGATAGCTATCAGTTCGGCATTGAGCCAGTACGTATCACCGACACCGACAACATTCAGGTAAACGAAGGTCTTCCGACTAACGCCGACCCTCAGGTCTATGCCTTCCAGTTAGCTAAGCTGGTGAAGACCATGCTCAATTCTGTACTTAAAGACGCTCAGGATAACATTCCGTTCCCTGTAGAAGTCCTGCCAGCTCGCAACAGCTTACCGACGCCAATCATTGCTCACACTCTGGCTGACCGCTCTGTGGTCGTTCCTGTCCGTGGTGGTAAACGACCTGAAGTCGTGACCGCTCCGTCTGGTACTGAAATCACCGTTGAGCCGATTGAGCAAGCTATCCTCGTGTCCCACCAGACCAAGCTATGGGACGCTAAGTCATCCACCGGATTCACTCAGGGCACACTTCAGCAGGACGCTATGAACATCTGTGAGAATGTGGTCCGTACCATCAACGCTCGCATGGTCGACGTTCTGGAGTCCTCCAAACTGTTGAAGACCGTAGAGCTTCCTGTCCTGACTGGTAGCCTGACCGCTAAGGCAGACGATATCATGGACGCTCTGTATGACAACACCGAGCCATCTTTCGGTTCTGAGGTTTCTGACTATGGCATTATCGCCCATGAGTCACACATCAAGGCTCTCTCTCGTCTGGCTGCTAAGCAGGGCTTCTCTGGTGAAGACGCTATCGTGGATATGCTGGGTACCGACATCGCGTATTACAACGGTGAGGACAAAGGTGTGTTCATGTTGGCTAAACGCTTCACGGCCCTGAGCTTCGGCTGCTTCCGTCACGACGGTGAGAATATTACGGTCGTCCTTTCACGTGATGGCGACTCTCAGTCCCACGACTTGGAAATCCTCGGTAAAGTGTTCGTTGTCGCTGAAGCTGCTACGACCGTCAAGATGGGCACTGGCTCAGCTACTGCCGTCCTGCCTGTAGTCAAACGCCTGAAGTTCACCAAGACCGAAGCGTAAGACCAATGGGTAAGAGCATTAGTAAAGGCTTCAGGTCCATCGCCAAGGGCCTGACAGGTGGTGCTGGGACTCAAGGTGGGGCTTCGGTCCCGCCTCCTGTAGCTCCTCCTGTAGCTCCTCCAGATGACGCTCAGCAAGCTGTAGTCGATACCCAAGGTCAGGAGACCGAGGGAGGTAAGACCATGAGCAGAGGTAAGTCTGGACTGAATATCAGCAGGACTTCAGGTGGTGGGCTATCACTGTGATTAACTAACTATGGTCTGGACCAATGGTCTGGACCTGTTGTTAATGTAATAATATAACATAACAGATAGGGGCTTTATGTCTATGACTTCCGCAGACCTGAAGTCCCTCCTGACTCTGGTCTATAAACTCGTGTTCCTCTCTGTGGGTCTCTACATGGTCCTCTCTGGTCGACTCGGTGTGGATGTGTTCGACACTCTGTCTAAGGCTGTGGGTGGACTTCTAGGTCCTTAGGTTTGGACTCACAGTGGGACCGATGGTTTCTGACAGAAAAATGTGAATGACCATCTAATACATTAAGCCAGCAGACTTCCCCCCATAGGCCCACCTCAAGTCCAGACCGAGGCCACCGGGGGTCCTGACCAGCCGTCTAGACATCCAGTCTAATGACACAAGTCTGGCACAAAGAATGACACAAGGTCTTGACTCAATGCAGGACCTCAGGCCTACTAAGGGTCCGCTTCAAGTCCTTGTAGTTCCAGATGAACTTAATGGGCACATCCAGTTTATCTTTGCCGCGGACGCCGTCGCGGATTGCCGTCATTTGCGGACCATGATCGATAGCATCTGTCCAGCTGAAGCAGGAGATTGACGTTTTGACCGGATTATCCAGCACCGGCAGGCGTTCTATGGTAATGGTATAGGTCGATTCACGCGCGCCACTATTTCCGCCGCTGATGCCGACATTGCCCGTCAAAATAGGTAACATAGCAATAGCGCGTGCAGTCAGTTCGCCGTTTGCCTGGCGTTGTGGCCCCCAGCCCTGGCAGATATAAGCGGGTTTTGCTGTGCCAATTTCACGCGCCAGTTTGATGATACGGTCCTCCGGGATACCGGTAATTTGCGAAGCCCACTGCGGCGTTTTCGCTGTTTTATCGTCACCTTCACCAAGAATATAGGCTTTATAGTGACCATTTTTGGGTGCATCTGCGGGTAAGGTTTTTTCGTCATAGCCGACGCAGTATTTATCGAGAAAAGATTGATCAACGAGATTTTCGTTAATCAATACCCAGGCAATACCCGCAACCAGCGCGGCATCGGTGCCCGGGCGAATAGGGAGCCATTCGTCTTCACGACCGGCAGCCGTATCGGTATATCGCGGATCGATAACAATCATTTTGGCGTTCGATTTCTCGCGCGCTTTTTCAAGAAGATAAGTGATGCCACCACCGCTCATGCGGGTTTCTGCCGGGTTGTTACCAAACATCACGACCAGCTTGCTGTTTTCAATATCCGTGGTGCTGTTGCCATCATTACTGCCGTAGGTGTAGGGCATGGCACAGGAAATTTGCGCAGTGCTGTAGGAGCCATACTGGTTGAGTGAACCGCCGTAGCAGTTCATCAGGCGTTTGACCGCCGAGGCTGATGGCGAAGAGCGGGTCATATTGCCGCCAACGATCCCCGAAGAGTACTGAATATATACAGCCTCATTGCCATATTGTTCGACGGTTTTCTTCAGGCTACTGGCGATAGTATCCAGGGCTTCATCCCAGCTAATCCGTTCGAATTTGCCTTCGCCGCGTTTGCCCACGCGTTTCATTGGGTAATTCAAGCGATCGGGATGATTAATACGCCGGCGGATGGAGCGACCGCGCAAACAGGCGCGTACCTGATGGTTGCCGTACTCATCGCTGCCGGTATTGTCAGTTTCCACCCAGGTCACTTCATTATCTTTAACATGTAGACGAAGTGCACAGCGGCTACCACAGTTGACGGAACAGGCACCCCAGACCACTTTTTCGCGGGCCTGTTGTACCGATGCTGCTGCATTGCGCAGGGTAAACGGCAAAGAAAAACCGCCTGCAGCCAGCGCCAGAGAACCTATCGCGGTAGATTTAACGAGTGTTCTGCGGCTGATGCCCACCATTCGTTCATTTTTGGACATAACTCACTCCCTGTTCTTTATCGTTATATAAAAGTTTATATATTGAATATTTAGCGCGCTAACAATAGAGGGAGTCTACCCATTTTGGGTTAAGAATTATTAATCCATATCAATAGAAGGGTATGAGTAATAAGGTGGGATTATGTTGTATGTTCAAATCGCCGGATTTGTCATATCCGGCGTTCAGTCGATAATGTGTTACTGCGGTTCGGCAGGCGCGCCATCCTGGCTAGACTGCGCGGGAGCAGAGACGTTACCGCTGGTGGTGCGGGTATAGAGAATTTTATGCGTATCATTAGCGCAATGGCCGACGACCTGGGAATCAGGCTGATCAACCTGGTCATTGGGTACAATACTTAACGTGAAGCTGCTTTCGGGTACGCCATTATTGATAATGCGCTGTGATATATCGCTCTGTATGCGCTCACAGGATCCCGGCGCGGCGAGTACCGCGGGTGAGGCGAGGGCGAGCAGAAGCGCGGCACAGCAGGTTGAGAGTTTCATCATAAGCTCCTTACGCGAAGATAACTTCTTTAAGCATAGCATTTAACGTGTAAAGTACTGTATTTGCTACTATGATTGAGAATCATCTCTACTCTCTGGTGACTGTTGTGAAATACAAATTACTACCATGCTTACTCGCGATATTCCTCACAGGATGTGACCGCACAGAGGTAACACTTTCATTTACCCCTGAGATGGCCAGTTTCTCTAATGAATTCGATTTTGATCCGCTGCGTGGTCCGGTAAAAGATTTCACTCAGACATTAATGGATGAGCAAGGTGAAGTGACGAAACGTGTTTCTGGGACTTTGTCGGAAGAAGGCTGTTTTGATTCACTCGAATTACTGGATCTGGAAAATAATACCGTGGTCGCTCTGGTACTGGACGCCAATTATTACCGTGATGCCGAGACGCTGGAGAAGAGAGTACGTTTACAGGGAAAATGCCAGCTAGCAGAATTACCTTCTGCCGGGGTGAGTTGGGAAACCGATGATAATGGCTTCGTGATTAAAGCCAGCAGCAAACAAATGCAGATGGAATATCGCTATGATGATCAGGGTTATCCGCTGGGTAAAACCACGAAAAGTAACGACAAAACATTATCTGTCAGCGCCACGCCATCAACGGATCCGATCAAAAAATTAGATTACACAGCGGTTACTTTACTGAATAATCAACGGGTTGGTAATGTAAAACAGAGCTGTGAATATGACAGTCACGCTAATCCGGTGGACTGTCAGCTAATCATTGTTGATGAAGGAGTAAAACCCGCCGTCGAACGGGTTTACACCATTAAAAATACGATCGATTATTATTAATGCTATTGTGCGGTCGGCTTCAGGAGAGTCTGACCCGGTGTTTTGTGCTCTGCCAGATACTGATGCTGGAATATACACATGCGAATGGCATTACGATATTGACCATTAATAAAGAACTCGTGCATCAATTCACCTTCAACCGAAAAGCCAAGCTTGCGGTAAATGTGAATCGCTTTTTCATTCTCTTTATCAACGATCAGATACAGCTTATAGAGATTGAGAACGGTAAAGCCATAGTCCATTGCTAATTTGGCGGCACGGGTTGCCAGACCTTTCCCCTGATACTCCGGGGAGATAATTATCTGAAATTCTGCGCGGCGATGAACATGGTTAATTTCCACCAGCTCCACCAGACCGGCTTTTTCGCCGTCACATTCCACCACAAAGCGCCGTTCGCTCTGATCGTGAATATGCTTATCATACAGATCAGAGAGTTCAACAAAGGCTTCGTAGGGTTCCTCAAACCAGTAACGCATCACACTGGCGTTATTGTCGAGTTGATGTACATAGCGTAAATCTTCACGCTCCAGCGGGCGTAGCTTAACACTGTGGGCGCTTGGCATAACGTGTCCTTACATTCCTTAAATCAATAACAGGTTAGGGGGTAATAACGCGGCCAGTTCGACGGTCCAGGCAGCGCAAAGTATTGGGCTCCCAGTAGGCATTGATGTTGGCGCTTTGCTCACATTTATCGCGGTTATCAAAAGCGGCGTCGGCTTTATCCCACTCTTTTTCAGTGCGTTTATTCACTTTCTGGCGCAGATTGCGCGTGTCATTCCATTGCTCTTTTTCCATAGCGGCGTGCTGGCGGCTTTGTGCACTGTCGCCAGACTCAATCACCAGTTTGTTAGTTTCGGCATGAACAGTTGTGCTCAATGCCAGTGCGCAAGGCAGCAGAATAGCGAGCAGGCCGATTCGTTTGCTGAGAGTGATTTTCATAATTCATTCCCTGTATGAATGATTAAAGGTGATTCTACACCATCCACTGCGGACGCAAAACGTACCAGGAGGGTGTTTATATTGATGATATTATGTCGCCCTATAACTATACATGATGTCAATAAGAGACAAAGATGATTAAAACAACGTTACTATTTTTTGCTACTGCGCTGTGTGAAATTATTGGATGCTTTCTGCCCTGGTTGTGGTTAAAACGAAACGCCAGTATCTGGCTGTTGCTTCCGGCGGGGATTTCACTGGCGCTGTTTGTCTGGTTGTTAACGTTGCATCCAGCGGCGAGTGGGCGTGTTTACGCGGCTTATGGTGGCGTTTATGTCTGCACGGCGTTGATGTGGTTGCGCGTTGTGGATGGCGTGAAACTGACTCTTTATGACTGGACGGGTGCGTTGATTGCGCTTTGCGGCATGTTGATCATTGTTGCGGGCTGGGGGCGCACGTAGGAACATAAATCCATTTTATCAATAAGATAAGAGGAAGTGTCAGCTGACAAAAGGTATTCTATTTCATCTTTTGTCAACCATTCACAGCGCAAATATACGCCTTTTTTTGTGATCACTCCGGCTTTTTTCGATCTTTATACTTGTATGGTAGTAGCTCAGTTGCGTAGATTTCATGCATCACGACAAGCGATGCAAGGAATCGAACATGAAGATCGTAAAGGCTGAAGTTTTTGTTACCTGTCCGGGGCGTAATTTCGTCACATTAAAAATCACCACTGAGGACGGTATTACGGGCCTTGGGGATGCCACCCTCAATGGACGTGAGCTTTCCGTGGCCTCTTATTTGCAGGATCACCTTTGTCCGCAGCTTATTGGTCGCGATGCGCACCGTATCGAAGATATCTGGCAGTTTTTCTATAAAGGTGCTTACTGGCGTCGCGGTCCGGTTACGATGTCGGCCATTTCAGCGGTTGATATGGCGCTGTGGGATATTAAAGCCAAAGCTGCCAACATGCCGCTTTACCAGTTACTCGGCGGCGCGTCTCGTGAAGGGGTGATGGTTTATTGCCATACCACCGGTCACAGTATTGATGAAGCTCTGGATGATTATGCCCGTCATCAAGAGCTTGGATTCAAAGCCATCCGCGTGCAGTGCGGAATCCCTGGTATGAAAACCACCTACGGCATGTCGAAAGGTAAAGGTCTGGCTTATGAACCCGCAACCAAAGGACAGTGGCCGGAAGAGCAGCTGTGGTCGACGGAGAAATACCTCGATTTCATGCCGAAATTGTTTGACGCGGTACGTAACAAGTTTGGTTTTAATGAACATTTGCTGCATGACATGCACCATCGCTTAACGCCTATTGAAGCGGCGCGCTTTGGTAAAAGCATTGAAGATTATCGCATGTTCTGGATGGAAGACCCGACGCCTGCGGAAAACCAGGAATGCTTCCGTCTCATTCGCCAACATACCGTCACACCCATCGCAGTGGGTGAAGTCTTCAACAGCATCTGGGACTGCAAACAACTGATTGAAGAGCAACTCATCGATTATATCCGCACCACGCTGACCCATGCAGGCGGAATTACCGGTATGCGCCGGATTGCCGATTTTGCTTCGCTGTATCAGGTACGTACTGGCTCACACGGTCCTTCCGATTTGTCACCAGTCTGCATGGCTGCGGCGCTGCACTTTGATCTGTGGGTCCCCAATTTCGGTGTCCAGGAATACATGGGTTATTCCGAACAAATGCTCGAAGTCTTCCCGCACAACTGGACTTTCGATAACGGCTATATGCATCCGGGAGACAAACCGGGTCTTGGTATCGAATTCGATGAAAAGCTGGCGGCGAAATATCCCTATGAACCTGCTTATCTACCAGTCGCACGTCTGGAAGATGGCACGCTGTGGAACTGGTAAGGAGTAAGATAATGAAAAGCATATTAATTGAAAAACCGAATCAACTGGCGATTGTCGAACGTGAAATACCCACCCCGTCAGCGGGTGAAGTACGAGTAAAAGTGAAACTTGCCGGAATTTGTGGTTCAGATAGCCATATTTATCGTGGGCATAATCCTTTTGCGAAATATCCGCGCGTCATTGGTCATGAATTCTTTGGCGTCATTGATGCAGTGGGTGAAGGCGTGGAAAGCGCCAGAGTCGGTGAACGTGTTGCTGTCGATCCGGTGGTCAGCTGTGGGCATTGCTATCCGTGCTCTATAGGTAAACCGAACGTTTGTACGACACTGGCTGTATTAGGTGTGCACGCTGACGGTGGTTTCAGTGAATATGCCGTGGTTCCGGCAAAAAATGCGTGGAAAATTCCTGAAGCAGTGGCCGATCAATATGCGGTAATGATCGAACCTTTTACCATTGCGGCTAACGTAACCGGACATGGTCAACCGACTGAAAATGATACCGTTCTGGTTTATGGTGCCGGTCCAATCGGCCTGACGATCGTTCAGGTATTAAAAGGCGTCTATAACGTTAAAAATGTGATTGTTGCCGATCGCATTGATGAACGACTGGAAAAAGCGAAAGAGAGCGGGGCTGACTGGGCGATTAATAACAGCCAGACACCGCTTGGCGAGATTTTCACTGAAAAAGGCATCAAGCCGACATTAATTATCGATGCGGCTTGTCATCCTTCTATCCTGAAAGAGGCCGTAACGCTGGCTTCTCCAACGGCACGTATTGTATTGATGGGGTTCTCCAGTGAACCGTCTGAAGTGATTCAGCAAGGAATTACCGGAAAAGAACTCTCTATTTTCTCTTCACGCTTAAATGCAAATAAATTCCCGATCGTTATCGACTGGTTAAGTAAAGGGTTAATTAAACCAGAAAAATTAATTACCCATACGTTTGATTTCCAGCATGTTGCTGATGCCATTAGTTTATTTGAACAGGATCAAAAACATTGCTGCAAAGTCTTACTCACTTTTTCTGAATAATACCAATAACGGCGAGTAAGTAGTACGCATCTTACCTCTTTTTTAGAGATAACCATTATGACAATAGAAAAACACGAAAGAAGCACTAAGGATTTGGTGAAAGCAGCAGTATCGGGATGGCTGGGCACTGCGCTTGAATTTATGGATTTCAAGAGTCATACGTGTTAACTATTTGATAAATATTAAATTAATTTTTCATTGCTTCGTTATGGGGCATGGTTGGGGCAAACTCGCTTAACTGTGTATTTAACAAAGCTACCTGTGCATTATTGTTTTCAGACATCCATTTTCCGTATACCTGAAATACCATTTGCGCATCTGCATGGCCCATCTGGTTTGCTATAAATGCCGGGTTAGCACCAGCTGTCAGCGACCAGCAGGCATAAGTATGTCTCGACTGATATGATTTTCGATGGCGGAGTCCGGCACGTTTTATCGCTGCGTCCCACATCTGCCTTATTGAGTCAACGGTAAAATGGTCACCATAATTTTTTACTCTCGCTGACACTTCAGGTTGAAAAACAAAGGTGCATTTTTGTTTTTCTGTTCTGCCATACTCTCTGAGGTGAACATCAATGATATGCTCTTTGCTCAGTCTCGTTAATGTCATCTGACTCCGGAGAGCGTCGATTGCTGGCTTAATAAGATGAATGACCCGATTGGTTCCCGCCTGTGTTTTTGGTACCGTGAAACGGTCTTTTGCTAAATTTCTCCTGATCATCATTGTTCCATTTTTCAGATCTATGTCCTCCCATCCAAGTGCACACAGCTCACCAGGGCGAACGCCAGTATAAACAGAAACACACCATAAATTTTTGGCTTGCTGATTTCTGCACGCATCGATAAGACGGATGAATTCCTCCCGCGAAAGAGGATCCGGAATGGTTCTTGATTCCTTTAATGGCGAGATCCCCTTAAACGGGTTATCTGCCAAGTAACCGTTATCAACACCAAACTGGAACACGGCGTTAAGATTTGTCATGTAATTATTTACAGTTACAGCCGATCTCCCTGGTTGTGTAACAATATAGTTACTTTTGGGGATCTGGTATCCAGTCAGTAGCTCTTTACGAACCTCCAGTAATTTTTCTTTATTAATCGATGAGGCAAGATTTTTTTCACCGATTATGCTCAGGATATTTTTGATGACGGCACGGTATGTGTTGAGTGATGTTTTTGCGACTTCAGTTTCTTTCAGTGCCAGAAATTTTTCAGCCAGTTCTTTTATGGTTAAATCTTGTCGGGCCTCACCAAATTTTTCCAGATTGCGTGAGGAGGGAAACTGTTTTGCATAGTCGAAAACACCAGTTTTTATTGCGTAACAAACAGAGGCGCGTAGTTCACCTGCAACGCGCCTGTTTTTTGCTGTGTCAGGAACCCCCAGATTTTCCCTGACTCTTACGCCTTTATAAACAAACCAGATACGTAATTTCCCTCCATGGTTTTCCACGCCTGTCGGATATTTCATTTCAACTTCTCTCATTAGTTAGTGTGGCTTTTAGTCAAGTAAGATGACGTCTTGGTCTCGCTGATGCCTGGCGCTCAATCCAGCGATCAATTTCTTCCAGGTTGTAAAAGCATGGGCTGTTATCCCATGGCATACCGTCATGAGCGACATGCTTATATTCCCTTCCTTCCATAAACGATTTTTCCCGGGCCTTTTTTAACGTACCTTTTTTTATTCCTTTCAGCGCAATTAACTGCTCTTCGGATACCCATTTGCCGGGAGAGACAATCATGATTACTTCGCTCATCGATTTCTTTATCTCTTACATTAGACGAGCGCCGGTTGCAGAATACCAGTCACAACCGGCGACAGTTGAACATTAAGAATCAGCCTGACTCGGGATCAGTTTTTGCCAGATAACTGAAACGTATTTTGCCTGGTAACGGGCGTCATCAAGTGCATTATGGCGCTCACCTTCGAATGGAATAGCCGTTCTGGCATCGAAGTCTATGGCTTTCCCCAGCTCAACGATTGTGCGTACATCGCGATCGTTGTAGTAACGCCACGGGCAGGGGATCCCCTGCCGTTCGTATGAACGGCGCAAAATCGTGTTGTCGAAGTTGGCTCCATTTCCCCAAACCTGAACAAAAAATTCACCGGAGTTTTCGTCGATAAATTCCCGCAATTGTAACAGTGCATCATCTAACGGGATTTCATCGGTCATAATGGCAGATTGCGCTTCGCGTGATTGCTTAAGCCACCATTTAATGGTGTCCCGATCAATGACTCCGCCAGCAGTTTCCAGATCGATAGTCTTACTAAATTCCGGTCCCATATCTCCGGTTTGCGGATCGAAAAATATTGCACCTATTGAGATGATCGGGGCATCAGGATTTTTTCCCATGGTTTCAAGGTCGATCATTAGATGGTCACACGTCCTGCTGGTGGATGTGATTTCGTGATGACCGTTCACCTTAATTGAGTGATCTGCCGTCTCGCCAGTTTCATTATCGCTATTGTGATGCTGATTGCCGCCAGTGTTCTCCTTGTGTGGATGTTCAGCGCCTTCCATTTCCTCCAGATCATCTTCCTGAACTTCAACCTGATACTCTTCATCGAATGTTTCCTGGTATGTTGCGTCGCCCATCACCGCGCCACAATCAGGGCAGTTGCCGCCGCCGGTCTGACCGCAGGCGGTGCAGACTTTTTCCACTTCCAGTTGCGCCACTGGTTCAGGCTGTTTCGTTTCTGGCTCGTTTTGTAACGCATTTGTGCTGTTTTGTTCCGCTTTTTGGTAGTTCCGTTCCGATTCATGCTGGTTCTGGTTCACAGAATCGCGGGTCTGGATCCCCTTAACCCATTTCGGATCATTCGGGTCACTAATCCCTTCAACAAATTCACCACGTGATGCAGCAAGCAACTTATCGGCGTCAGGCTGGCTGATATTGGCTGCCTGCATAATTTTGTTTACTTCGTCAGCGGTAACTTTTATCGGCTCTGGTTGTTCTGAATCTTCAGCGGTATCTACATTTTGCGGTAAGCCCGTGTATGTGCCATTTTTTCGGGCAAAATATTCTTCTTTTGTGATTTCAGTGGCGCCAGCAGCCAGTGCCTTATCCAGACCAGAAAGTTTGTTTGCGCGACCGTATTTTTCTCCGTCCTTATCTGCGAAGAGGAAATAGAACGGCCCCTCACGCTCTACAGATGGTTCAGCTTCCGGCGCGGTTTCATTTTTTGGGATATCAGATACCTCAGTTTCCACTGCATCAGTTTGTGTTTCTGATGACTGGAGAACATCAACAGTGCCCAGGTCTGTTTCTTCATTCTCAAACACGCCCTTTGTCGTCAGGTATTCGCAGATATATTTGTTCAGTGCTATGGGATCTTTGTGAATGTCGATCGGACGCTCACGGACAAGGCCAAAAATAGTCTGGCGGTCGTAGCGAAGGGCATCAGGCTGTTTGCGCATTGATGCCGAGATACGCTTCCAGTCTTCGCGGTCGTTGTCGATAACTTCTTTTTTTGCCCAGCGATGGATGCTGCCGTCAATGTTTCCGGCATCCACATCACCAGGCCAGAGAGCGTAGGCCAGTTCGTCATCCAGTGTTTTCCATGTCTGCTTGTATTCGCGATGAATGGCAGCAATGACCGGGCTGATTTTTCCTGTTGAATTTTCAGTGTACTGTTGATTGGTTCTGGCGCGGGCGAGATCAACAACAGACGTGTATTTTCCGGTTTCCTTGCGTTCACCTTCGCGACGTTTTTTCCAGATGCGCATCTCTGCCTGAATTTCGGGCCATTTAGCACCAGGAATACATTTATGCTTAACCCACCCAATGGCGTGCAACTTAAGCTCCGGATACATGGCGTTAACTTCTGGCATTTTCATCAACGCTTCAACGATATGTCCGTCGAATGTTGCCATGTCTTCCTGCAACAATTCCTGTGCGCTAATAACCATATCAACGGTGATGTTTTCACATGTGTCGAACTTAACCATGACAGCGTTCTGTACTTCAGGGGCCAGCTTGTCAAAAGTGACGTTCATCGGATCGGATTCAGTCTCAACCGGGACAAAAGAAGCAGACTCCTCATCCCAGCGGTTTTCCTGCATATATTCAGCATCCCATGAATCGAGGGCAGGGCGGGGTATGCCAGGTTTATCCTCGCAGACAATAAATTTATAAGCGCAGTCCTGAGCAGCCGGATAATGTTCCAGGAACTGCCAGTGAAATTTTGCTCGAGCACGGCGTTCGTCGCCAGCTTCAATGGCTGTGGCTACAGCCACAGCGCCTTCTTCCCTTGTTGCCAGTTCGTCAGGAATAGCGGCGCAAATAAAGACTTTACTCATTTTGTTTTAACCTCATGACAGATTTAAGGATGAACAAATCCCTGCCATTGCTGGCATATAAGAATGAAACCGGATATTTATTACGGAACTGTTTTAAAGACCTGCCGGGATTTCGATATTATCCTGGTGAATAACTTTATCGACCGGGTAACAGTTACCGGGAATTTTCTGTTCGGTTGCTGCAGTCATACACTCCTGCATTGTCCTGTGCACACTGACTGCAATATCAACTGGCTCTCCGGAAACAAGAAAAACTGTCAGAACAAGCACAAATGCTGAATTCATTGTGCACATCCTTTTGGCATCAGACGTAAACGAGCCAGCATTGAAACAATGCATATTTTATTTAATAGCTCCCGTTCTTGTTTTCTCTTGTTAATGGCATCTTCAGTAAATACTGGGTTACTGATAGTGACACCAATTTCAAAACAACCTTCAGACGTATTAACGTTTGGTAATAACGTTTTCATTATCGCGTCCTCAACAATGAATTTTGTGATGCAGTGCCTGGTGCCTCCAGGTGACGTTAACCAGTTAACAATTAACGCCGGATACAGAGAATCCACCCATAACACTGTTTTTGGTTTTAACTGTTCCGCGTGCGCTCAGCCGCATTCACCACATCACAAAATTCACTTTAAAAAGGGCGGCAGAGCAGTCACGGAGTAAAACTGATACCGCCAAACGTCACCAGAAAATTGATAACAGAGGGCGTTGCAGCGGGGTTGTCACTTAAGCGTATGGTCAACCTGACAACCCGGTGTCCTCAACGGGGAAGGAATAACCCCGCCATACTTACCGCCGCGCCATTTCGCGGGTTGCCACAACCGGAAGCGCACGGTCGACGAAAATTTAACGACAGGCTATCTATGAACCAGCTACCTCGCCGTGCGCTTTCGCGTTATGGTCTGACTTTTCAGGGAAATATCCTTTCAGTAAACTGTCAGTGCCGGATGCTCACCCGTGTCCGGCGCACGCACTCCACCTCACCCGTGGAGAACTCCTTAATTACTAACCTTAGCTTTGTTGATTAGCTACTAACGCGGGTATGTAATCATTCTGGCAATGCTTAATGCCGCTGCTTTTTCCAGATTGGTGATATCCTGCTCCAGAGCGGACAGATTTTCAGCCTGCTTAGCCCTGGTTTCATTGGCCCATTTCAAATCCTGCGCTGCATTAATTTTCTGGCGCATCCACTCATAAAGTTCATCATCGGTATAGTCTGGCGCGATGATGACGGGTTCTCGTTTCTGCATACTGATTCCTCGCGGTGCTGTTTCGCTTATCAGCCGTTAGATTTTGCCGAACTGGAAAGCGCCTGTTTAAATTCGTTGAAGCTGAGAGCTTCTTCGCCGTCGGCAAGACCTTCCAAGTATTCTTCGTAAGCCTTTTCCATGATTGTGTCGAAATCCATATCACTCACCTGGGTTTCTTTCCAGCCAGCGACGGGCACCATTTTCGGTTTTAAACGTTTTGCTTTTGGTATACGTCATCGCGGTGAACGTACCGTCCTGGTTGGGGAACACGCCACATACCAGAGATTCGCTGTTGCCAAGATCGATAGTATCCATGCTGACCTCATTTCCCCTTAACGCCGGGGTAGCGGAACTGTTTGCTGAGAACACCGTGCGGTGTCTTGATGGAAAATAATTTAGAATAACCTAACATGAGAGGCAAGTGTTTTTTGTTAGATTGATCTAACAAAAAGGGTGGGCGCAACTAATCACTTGAAAAGAATGTTATTTTATTGATTTATTTTTACGCGCTTTAAGCATTTCTTCGAAGAGTTTGTTGAAGTTTTCTACTCTTGCGCGCATTTCAGACAGCAAGGCTTCCTGCTCGGAAGATGGAAGAGCATCGAATAATTCGATCAATTCTTTGTGGTTGGGAGTTAGCTCTGTTTCCACATGAAGTTCTTGTGCAGGCACTGGTGCCTTGTCTTCGTCACCAAACATTAGCCATGTAGGTGAGCACTTCAGAGCATCCGCTAAAGCAAACAATCGTTTTCCGACTGGCTGGGTTTCGTCTCTTTCCCATTGTGAAATTGTGACGTGAGCAACTCCAGCGAGGCGCGCGGCTTCTCGTTGTGTTAAGCGTAATTCTTTTCGTCGCGCCAGAACTCGCTGGCCCAGGGTTCTTGTATCCATAGTTAGGTAATTCTAATTTTTCTTGACTTAGGTATCCCGCGCACAATAATGTTAGAAAAGTCTAACAAGAGGGGGGCTTTGATGCTTAAAGTTGACGCAATTACTTTTTTTGGCAGCAAAACAAAGCTTGCCAATGCCGCAGGAGTGAGGCTGGCAAGTGTTGCTGCTTGGGGGATACTGGTTCCTGAAGGTCGCGCGATGCGTCTACAGGAGGCATCTGGCGGGGAGCTTCAGTATGATCCCAAAGTTTATGATGAATATCGTAAGACGAAGCGGGCGGGGCGGTTGAACAATGAAAATCACTCCTGAACAGGCTCGTGAGGCTCTGGATGCCTGGATATGTCGACCAGGAATGACACAGGAGCAGGCGACGATATTAATCACTGAAGCATTCTGGGCTTTGAAAGAGCGCCCGAACATCGATGTTCAGCGTGTCACAGATGAAGGTGGCGCGGTTGATCAGCGAGCGCTTGGTGTTAATCGAGTGAAGATATTCGAACGCTGGAAGGCTATCGACACCAGGGATAAGCGTGAAAAGTTCACGGCGCTAGTGCCTGCGATTATGGAGGCTATCCGGATTAGTGATTTCAGGTTGTATCGTGAAATTACTGACGGAAAAAGCATCACGTGCATGATCGCCGGGTTAAACAAAGAATATGGCGATGTGGTGGAGTCCGGACTGCTTTTTGCTGATCCTGCCGTAGTGGATCGTGAAACTGACGAACTTATAGAAAAAGCAATTGCTTTCAAGCTTGCGTATCGACAGCAATACCAACAAAAAGCTGGATGGAATTATGAGCCTTCTTTTTGCTGAACGCCCACTGGTTATAAACACGCAGCTGGCAATGAAAATTGGCTTAAACGAAGCCATTGTTTTGCAACAACTGCACTACTGGTTGAGAGATACCAACTCCGGCATGGAATGTGATGGTGTTCGCTGGATTTATAACACAACGGAACAATGGCTGGAACAGTTCCCATTCTGGTCAGAGTCAACGTTAAAGCGCGCGTTTGCAAGTCTGAAAACGCTGGGGCTTTTGCGTTGTGAAAAGCTCAATAAATCAAAGCGCGATATGACCAATTTCTACTTTTAGATGGTGGCAAATTGAGCGAATCCATCGGTTCAAAATGCGCCGCTCCATCAGGTCAAAATGACACGATGGAAGAGGTCAAAATGAAACGCTCCATTGGTTCAAAACGACCCAATGTCATCGGGTCAAAATGGCCTGATGATCTTACAGAGAATACAACAGAGATTACTACAGAGAATAAAAACACTTTTCGTCCGGAAGCTTCGCAACCGGACCCGCAGACGACTGAACAGGATTCTTTAACCCGGAACTCCGACGCGGTTGTGTTTAGTGCGAAAAAACGCCAGTGGGGTAGCAGGGAGGATTTGGCGTGTGCGCAGTGGATCTGGGGGCGGATCGTGGGTCTCTACGAACAGGCAGCCAGTGATGATGGCGAGATCATGCGACCAAAAGAGCCTAACTGGACTGCCTGGGCCAATGACGTGCGCACAATGCGGATGCTGGATGGCAGAAGCCACAGACAAATTTGCGAAATGTTTGGTCGGGTTCAGCGAGATCCATTCTGGGTAAAAAACATCATGAGCCCGTCAAAGCTCCGCGAAAAATGGGACGAACTGGTCATCCGCCTGGGACGTTCACCTGTACAGCGTTGTGTTAATCATATTTCTGAACCGGATACAGAAATTCCGCCTGGTTTCAGAGGATAAGTGTTGATTTCAGGTCATGAGGTAATTTTAAGGGGGACTTGTGGCAAAAGTTTTTACACAAGAAGAGCGGGAAAAAATTAAATGGCAGGTGGTGGAACTCGTGCGCCAGAGCGGCCGTGAGACGTTACGGCAACTGGAAGCTAAAACAGGTGCGACTAGATATCTGATGAGCGTTCTTGCCAGAGAGCTGGTAGCCAGTGGCGATGTATACAACTCCGGCTACGGGTTATTCCCCTCTGAACAGGCGCGTAAGGACTGGCAAAACGCCCGCAAAAAACTCTCGAGGGCAAAGGTGAAGAAACCTGCTGTGGTTGATCCGGACCTTATCTGGTCATCACCTGACGGAGAAATACGTCGCTACGACAGTCGCCTAAACATAATCTGTCGCGAGTGCCGGAAGAGCGAAGTTATGCAGCGCATACTGGCTTTCTATCAGGGTAATTTTCAGGACGTGGCGCAGTGAGTGCACCGGCAACCATTCTTGATATGTGCTGTGGCAGCCGCATGTTCTGGTTCGATAAGTCTGACAAACGGGCGATATTCAGCGATATCAGAAAAGAAGGATACACATTACGCAATGGGAGACGCTTGATTATCAGCCCTGACATTATCGCAGATTTTCGTGCATTATCATTTGCAGACGCATCTTTTTCGATGGTTGTATTAGACCCTCCGCATCTTGAGCGTGTTGGTGATAACGCCTGGATGGGAAAGAAATATGGACGGCTGAATAAAGATGCCTGGCGTGATGATTTGCGACAGAGATTTAAAGAAGCTTTTCGGGTGTTGAGGCCGCACGGCGTTCTGATTTTTTAATGGAATGAAACGCAAATACCGGTAAGCCAGATTCTGGCACTGACAGATAGAAAGCCTGTTATCTGTCAACGAACAGGGAAAAAACGATAAAACCCACTGGATTATTTTTATGAAAGAGGCATCCAGTGAGTAGATTCGTAAGGTTACAGATACGTATATCTGAATAATTAAATTCAGTTCTGTAAATAAAACTTAATCCTTAACCGGATGGATTTCTGCACCCTCAGAACATCAGGAGGCCGCCCGAAAGGGCGGTAGTGAAATGCGAAAGTTCAAAATTATTATTGAAACGGAAATAGCTGGTGGAGATTTTGAGGATGTATTCGAAGTGGACGATGACGCAACACCTGATGAAATTCATGACGGAGCATAAGAAATTTTCTTTAACTACTGCAATTACTCATACCACGAAATAAAAGACGATGAGGAAGAACAAAGTGGCTGATTTTTGTTCAGCTAAATATAACATCAGTTTTGAAGAGCGGGATGAACTATTAATGGACTATGGTGAATTACGCGGTGGAAGTGCTGCTGATGTCGAATCCTAGCGTGATGACTATGAAGCGGGAAAAACTCCGGTCGAAGCATATTGTGATGAGTGGGGCGATGAATGAGCGAGATTAATTATCAGGAAGGGCATGAAACGGCGGGGCAAGCAAAACCAGTGGCATGGCGATATCGCTACGTGAAAAAAGCGTTACGGACTTTCAGGGGAAGTAGTGGTCTGGTGACTGGAAATATGTACCGAAAAAAGAGGATTGTAACGACAGGCCGAACTATCAAATTCAGGCCTTATTCACTGCCTCACCAGTCCCGGTTACATCAGAAGAACTGGTTAAAGCTGTGCACTTTTATGAACAACTAAAACGCGAAAATCCACCAACATCCGGCAACTAGATTAATGGATTAACTATGTCGGTTAAACGACCAGCCAACTGAAAAAGCGGAAACCTGATTACAGGTTGCCAGATAAGGCAATGAGCTACCTGGCGCGGAACGGGCTGATAAGTATGGGGAATGTTTTACGATGAACCTTTAGACTAAAGAGTTTGTAACGCTATGTAAGTGATTTTTTCTGGTTTAGATATTTATATGTCCGGCCAAATTGAGGTGTGTTTAAATGTAATTGCACATTGATTGTAGGAGGAATAATGAAAAACGCATTGCAGTTTTTGTTTGTTGCGTTCTGGTTGTTCGCATCATGTATGCCCATCATCTTCACAGCAAGGTATATGGAAAAAGTTGATGTTTTGATATTAATATTTGGATATATAAATGCCCTTTTTTTAGGGGTGTTCATGGCGGTCATGTGCATTGAATACTGGCGGTAAATACAGCGAACTCCATTGGTTTAGTTGGATATTTACTGTGCTGGACAAAAACGGTTTGCGGGGAAATCTTAGTTAAGTAGAATGACTGCGGGTGCTTGAGGCTATCTGCCTCGGGCATGGACACCAACGGCAGATAGAGAAAAGCCCCAGTTAACATTACGCGTCCTGCAAGACGCTTAACATTAATCTGAGGCCAATTTCATGCTAGACACATGTAGGTTAGCCTCTTACGTGCCGAAAGGCACGGAGAAGCAGGCTATTGTTAACACCAAGCTGTAATGTCCCCTTTGAACCATTCTAAAATGTCCCCAGACAATTCTCTGGGGGATTTTTCATGATCAAAGAGACTGTTACGATGAGTCATAAGGAACTCCACCGACTTCAGATTATTCAGGAGTCAATTAATCGACATATTACTCAGGAACAAGCTGCGGCACGCATTGGCATTTCTATTCGGCAGGTTAAACGTCTGGTGCAACGGTATAGAAATGAAGGGCCTTCTGGTCTGGTTTCCCACCGACGTGGAAAGCGTCCTAATAATTCCTTTTCTACTGAATTCAGAGCAACAGTAATTTCACTCCTCAAAGGCCGTTACGCTGATTTTGGACCTACGTTTGCGTGCGAAAAATTGCGCGAGATACACGGTTTATCTTTATCCGTTGAAACTCTCAGAAAGTGGATGATAGAAGAGGGGTTATGGCGTGAACGCCGTCGTAAAATTGCCCGTATATATCAACGCCGCATGCGACGACCATCTTACGGTGAACTGATCCAGATTGATGGCTCACCTCATGACTGGTTTGAAAATCGAGGCCCCAGATGTACACTGATCGTTTTCATTGATGATGCCACCAGTGCGTTGATGGCGTTGCGTTTTGTGCCTGCTGAAACAACCCGGGCTTACATGGAAACCCTCCGGGGTTACCTTAATGATCATGGCGTACCGCTCGCTCTCTACTCTGATAGACACAGTATATTCAGGGTAAATAACCCAGAGCGGGAAGGTGAGCTGACCCAGTTCACTCGTGCGATAAAGACACTGGGCATCGAGCCAATCCATGCCAACAGCCCGCAGGCAAAAGGGCGGGTAGAGCGCGCCAATCAGACACTACAGGACAGGCTGGTCAAAGAAATGCGGCTTCAGAATATCAGTGATATTGAAACAGCAAATGCATGGTTGCCGACCTTTATTGAAGCCTATAACAACCGGTTCGCTACGTCGCCTCGTACTACTGATAATGCTCATCTTGATGTGCACCATTCTGAAGAGGAACTGGGTTATATCTTCAGCCTACAGGCGAAGCGCGTTCTGTCTAAAAATCTCACTTTCCAGTACAAAAGCAGTGCGTTTCAGGTACGCAGTGAGAGCCGGGGATATCGACTTAGGCATTCGGTTGTTACTGTATGCGAGAACTTTGACGGTGAAATTAACGTTCTGTATGACGGGAAAGCGCTGGGCTGGGAAAAGTATGTTGATGGCCCGGAGCCTATACCACTGGATGATGAAAAGAGTGTCCATGAACGAGTGGATAATGCCCGTATTGATTTACGCTCAAAATACTATGTTAAACCTAAAGCTGACCATCCCTGGCTTACGCGCCGAACGCAAAGTCATCAGCAAGTTAAGCCCCCGAAGTTACCTAAAAAGAAGCCTGATCCCGATAAAAAAGATTGAAACCAAGATCGATTCGGTTGAGTGCATATCCATTCATAGGGTAGATTCTTAAGTCGCGTTTCTGGTGTTCATTTTCGGGTGGTTTGTTACTTGTTTTACCGGGGATATGCCAGAAACGCGCTGAGTCAGTCTGGGCGGTGCGCGTAATGAGGCGTTATGGTAAATAGCCTATGCTAATGTCCGCTAAGAGCAAGAAGCGGAAGTTGGCAGTTTTGTGGACTGTCCCCACAAAAGTGACTACAGAAATAGTTGCAATTCATAATTGATCATGGGTTGTCAGTTAAACTCGTGGCGATTTAAATAGACTAATTGGGAGTGCGTCCATTACTTATATCTTGTAATGTTAACTATCAGAAATGATACAAAGATAATATGTCTTTAAAGAAAAGGCTGATGGCGAAAAGTGGCCCGATGAGGGCCACAATACGGCTGTCACTTAGACGTAAATATCAATGGTGCCAGCGGTATTTGTATCGTCTTTTTTCTCTTCTTTTTTATCAGGCTGAACTGTCGCGTCTTCATTCTTTTTCTCTGCCTGCTGCCTTAACAACTGCTCCAGTTGAGCCCAGAGGCTTTCAATTTGCTTCTGTACCAATGCAGCCATTTCTTTTTTCTGCTGTGTCGTCATCCCCTCTTCCGATGAGATTTTCCCAAGCTTTTCAGTCAGCACCTGAATTTGTCTTGTGATTTTGGCTATTTCTGATGTTCCTTCCGGGGCGGAGTTGTTTGAAATAACGGTTGAGGTATTTCCCTGAATTGTGACAGACATAGATTTCTCCTTTTAAAAAAGCACTATCGGCATGAACAAAAAAATCTTTAATCGTATTTCTTGTGTCATTAATTGTTTGATGTTCAGATTGTTTTCCTCGCGGGCTGGCGCGCCTCAGAAAGTAAAGCTTGTTGACAGGGGTAAACGTTCGGCAATAATTTTCTGCCGCATGCGGGTGTTGCATAAAACGTGTTACGTTCCTTTATCGACAGGTCAGGTCACCGCTCACCCGCCGACGAGAAAGCAACACTGACATGCTAAAGCAAAAAATAGATGAATAAGTTGAGTTGTGCATATGTAGCCTGACCGTCACAAAGTATATGGTGTCTGTACCAGTAAGATGATGGCCGGACTCTTTAAAAACGAGCTGACCTGCACAATACAGGATGGACTTAGCAATGGCTGCTCCTGGCAGAAAGCGGACAGTGATCACCGTTCTTACGACTACTTTCTGACTTCCTTCGTGACTTGCCCTAAGCATGTTGTAGTGCGATACTTGTAATGACATTTGTAATTACAAGAGGTGTAAGACATGGGTAGCATTAACCTGCGTATTGACGATGAACTTAAAGCGCGTTCTTACGCCGCGCTTGAAAAAATGGGTGTAACTCCTTCTGAAGCGCTTCGTCTCATGCTCGAGTATATCGCTGACAATGAACGCTTGCCGTTCAAACAGACACTCCTGAGTGATGAAGATGCTGAACTTGTGGAGATAGTGAAAGAACGGCTTCGTAATCCTAAGCCAGTACGTGTGACGCTGGATGAACTCTGATGGCGTATTTTCTGGATTTTGACGAGCGGGCACTAAAGGAATGGCGAAAGCTGGGCTCGACGGTACGTGAACAGTTGAAAAAGAAGCTGGTTGAAGTACTTGAGTCACCCCGGATTGAAGCAAACAAGCTCCGTGGTATGCCTGATTGTTACAAGATTAAGCTCCGGTCTTCAGGCTATCGCCTTGTATACCAGGTTATAGACGAGAAAGTTGTCGTTTTCGTGATTTCTGTTGGGAAAAGAGAACGCTCGGAAGTATATAGCGAGGCGGTCAAACGCATTCTCTGAACCAAAGCATGACATCTCTGTTTCGCACCGAAGGTGACACTTCTGCTTTGCGTTGACAGGAGAAGCAGGCTATGAAGCAGCAAAAGGCGATGTTAATCGCCCTGATCGTCATCTGTTTAACCGTCATAGTGACGGCACTGGTAACGAGGAAAGACCTCTGCGAGGTACGAATCCGAACCGGCCAGACGGAGGTCGCTGTCTTCACAGCTTACGAACCTGAGGAGTAAGAGACTCGGCGAGTGAGAAATCCCTCGCCACCTCTGATGTGGCAGGCATCCTCAACGCACCCGCACTTAACCCGCTTCGGCGGGTTTTTGTTTTTATTTTCAACGCATTTGAAGTTCTGGATGGTGCCGGAATAGAATCAAAAATACTTAAGTAGCGCGCAGGGATAAGAGGGATGGTCCCTTAAAGGGGAGAGCTAATTATCCGGAAGGATTCTGATGATGAACATCGAAGAACTGCGTAAAATTTTTTGTGAAGATGGCCTCTATGCTGTGTGCGTTGAAAATGGAAATATTGCTAGTCATTACCGCATTGTGTGTTTGCAAAAAAATGGGGCTGCGTTAATTAATTATGTGGATGCCCGAGTGACGGACGGATTTATCTTGCGCGACGGTGAGTTTGTCACTTCATTACAGGCATTGAAAGAGATCGGAATAAAAGCTGGCTTTTCTGCTTTTTCAGAAGAATAAACTCATCTACAATCTTGCGCGGGGCTGAACTCCATAAGCGCTAACTTAAGGGTTGTGGTATTACGCCTGATATGATTTAACGTGCCGATGAATTACTCTCACGATAAC